CTCCCATATTATATTATTGTATAATTAAACGCTTGTGCTAATGCACTAAATGATTCGTAACCCTCTCCAGTTAAGCATTCTAATTCATCGTTAGATAAAGCCTCTTTAAATACTGCAACGCATTTTGTTTTGCCGTAGAATTCATTACTGCCTTCTCCATTGTCAAAAGAAAGATTATTTAAGGTATTTGTAAAGCTTGGTACTGCTGTAGTTGTTCTTGCTAAAACTCCATTAAAAAAGAATTGTATTCCATTTGAGCTGTACCTTATTGCAAATTTATTAAATTGAGAGCTTGTTCTACCGTAAACAGTATTAATATTAATATCTCCCGCCCAAAAAGAAAGACCTCCTACAAAAACTCTTGGCACTACTTGGTTAGTCGCGCTTGGATGATAATATACTGTTATTTGATTGTCATTAGTACCATCGTTTATAGATATTTTTCTAGCATCAACTCCTTCATCTGTTAGTGCAGCAGTCTCAAAATATAAAACTCCTTCTGAATCATTAAACAAATCAGCGTTACCACTATTAGTTAAAGTTTCTCCCAAGCGTGTAACAGATGAGCCTGATGTTGGTATGTATGAGGTTGCGAAGGATTGTTCTTCTAATTGTGCTCCAAAAATATCAAACGCACAAGCCTCATCAGACCTTAATTGAAAGGTAACATTCCCACCAGTTGAGTTTGTAGTAGCAGAAACTTCGTACCTAACCCATTCTCCAATAGCAGTTGAATTTAAAGCATCACCTAAATATGTTTGAGCAACTTGACTTAATCCTCCCCCATATCCCGCTATCCTTAATTTATCATTTGAAGAAAAAGTATTGTTGTTTATTCTTTTTATATATAAACTAAATGTATAATTAGTGTTTGCTGACAAAGTAAAGGTTTTAGATAAACTCTGGTTAAATGAACCAGAATTTTCATATTGAAAAGCATTTAATTCTCCAGTTGGAGAAAGTCTATTAGTGCTTGTTATTGTTAAATCAAAATTTTTATTCCAATATGAATCAGAAAAATCTTCGCTATACTCAACTATATTAGTTGAACTCGGCTCTAATAAAATACTACCTACACCATCAGTATAGTCTATTCTTGGTATGTCTGTGTCGTCTGTTATTTCTTTTACTGAAACACTTTTCCAAATAGATGTTCCTGCTACAGAGTTTCTTAAGTACAAGTTAGTTGTAGTGCCTAAAGCAACAAACTCTAAAACTGCAACACCATTTACAACATAAGCATCTCCAAAACCACTTGAAGGGTTAGAGCCATTAGTAACTCTTATCAAAGCATCTGTAACGTGAGAATCTGATTTTGCTTCAAATCTGTATTTTCTACCAGTAATAGTAGTTAAATTCTGAAAAGCACCTTGACCACTCCCAGTACTTGTAAGCACTAAAGTATCACTAGTAAATGACATAACAGCATCTGCTCCTAGTTTTTGCCAATTCTGCCCTACTTCTTTAACACTTACGTTGTCAATTGAGCCTATGAATCCATTTGATTGTATTACTAACCCATCAGCAGATATTGGACTGTAAAAAGTATATACTTGAGCAGATGTTACACTAAAAGTAAAAGTTTCAGCAAAATTATTACTTCTTATTCTTAAATCTCCACTTGTAGTTACATAACTAACATTTATTCTAACCACATATTGTGAAGGATTAGTTATAGATTGTTGAGCAAAATCTCCACTTGCAGTTAAATTTAAGTAACCACCACTTATTGTAGCAGAGCCACCTTTAAACCAATCACTATCTGTACTAAAATCACCATTTGTAACAAGTTCACTACCTTCTTGCGTAAAATCTCCATTCTGTACTAACTCCCCACCTATAATCTGTACATCTTCTATTAACCCTTGTGAGTTAACACGCGTCGCGCTTGAGCCTCTATCGAAGTCAAAGTCTGCATCTGCAATCTCTTGTACTAATAGATTTTCAATGTACCCAACATCTCCACCTAAAGCTCTAAACTGTAAATTTGCAATTCCTGATGAAATTATAAC